ATCCGGTGACGCCACCGATTGATGGTGGTGAAGCGATGGTGAGTAGTTCGTCGGCTAGCACTGCGAGCGATGACGAGGAAGACGGCAGGGACTCGCCGGCCGTAGTCGTGTAGGTGGTCACCGCGTAATACGTGCCTGCCGCGAGTGTTCCGCCTGGCGTCGATCCTAGCGTAGGCTCGGTCGGCGCGGGAATGTCTGCCGGGATGAAGTCATCCACACCAGGAATGGCCTTGACCAGCGCGATCAGCGTGGACACTTCAAACTCTGCGCCGGCCGCAAGGCTGATCACGTAATTTGAGGCGATCGGGTTCGCTGCATCGACCAGGTCGACCAACTGGTAACCAGCCAGCGCGGTCAGTGTTCCGCCGATGTCGAGTGGGACCTCAACCGACGCATACACGTTCACGTGCACACCGGCAGCCTTCCACCCAGGGATCTTGGTTCCGAACGCATTGGTGTATCCGTAGATAACCGTTTCAGCCTGCTGCACGAGTGCGGCAGACGTGCCGCCCACACCATTGAAGATGTAGCACTCTACGAGCCCGATTGGCTGGGTGTTGTCGGTCTCGTACGGCTCGACGATGACCGATGAGCCGACTTGCTCGATGATGTTTCCGGAGGTATCGGTCAGGTTGACGGTGCTCAAGCCGTACTGGAGGGCGACAACCGTCGCACGAGACAGCGTCTGCACGTACGTGGCGAAACGGAGTTGCTGCGCGGCCGGAGTTTCCGCGTCCGTGCCATTGATCCAGTTGCCGGGGTTGGTGCCGCTCACAAAACCCTGCGGCTGAGGCGACATACTGAACTGAGCGCCCGCCTGGATGTTGCCGGCGGTACCTGGGGCCGACGCCACTGCTAAGACGCTTGCCGTTGTACTGCCCACGGCAATCGTGACGTCTACCTCAGTGGTATAGCTTGAGGCGTTACCTGGCGTAGTAATCGTTGTGCCGCCACTGATGAGGACCGACTGTGTCTGTGCGGTTATCGTGACGGTCACTATGCCGCTGGCCGGGACTGCCGGCAGCGCGTTGAAGTTGAATGAGTTGTAAGTCGCCACCGGGATCGCCTGCATGATCCCGTCGAAAAACTTGCGGTACAACTCCTCAATCTCGCCGGCTGGACCTTCGATGATCGTGCGTGCGACCGAGCCTTCCGTGAAGTCGGTGATGACCGTCTGCGTCGACTTCATCCAGTTGACCATGGACGCGACGATACTGACGAAATTTTTAAGCTGAAAAGCTGCCATGCTTATTTGCTCGTGACGGTAACGGTGGTCGTCGGGCCGCCGGAGATGGGCTGCGCGACGATCGAGATTTCGGTGGCGTCGCCAGTGATCTGTGCCGAGGCCGAAACGATGGATGAGACACGCGGGTCAGCCTTGACTGCGCCGCGCGCGTAGTTGGCCGTTAGGACGCCTTGCGTCGGGCCGTTCGCCACACCCTTCATGCGCTGATGGAGTGACCCGTATTTCGGGTGCATCATCAAGCGACCACGCGGGGTGTTGAGCCGGTTGCTAAGTGCCTGATTCAAGTTGGCGTAACCCGTCACAGTCGCGACGTCGCCGCCAGAATTGGCGATAATGCGTCCAGCAGTGAGCTGGATGTCGGTCAGGAACAGGTCGTCTGGGTTGGTGGTGGAGGTCGTGACAGGCGCCGGTGCTGGCACCTTGATCGAGCCGCCCGTCAGGATGACGCCAGGTCCAGCATTGGCCGGGTTGTCCGTGATGTACGGAGGGACGAGTCCGTTGTAATCGATCAGTTTCTGCCACAGCTTGGCATCACCAAGTTCGCGCAGCGCGATCGTGTGGAGCGTGTCACCGTTGTGTGTCTTGACGACGCGAAAGCCGTAGAGCGGCTTTTGCATGGTGACGTTAGGCTGCGTACTCATTGCGAGACGACCACTCCCGCGTTGACGTTGGTCATCGTCGTGTTGAGATCTGTGAGACTCATAGGCGCCATCACTGGATCAGTGTTGGAGAGCGTCACAAGACCCTGCTGCGCCATCGTCGATATCGCGATAGGAACGGTCGGTGGTGTCGGTGCAGCCGACATGAATGGGTTGGCGTTGGCGAACACGCTGACCGGGCTTCCGCCATTGGTCGATGAGCAGTTCGACGCGCCGAATACGGAGGAGTAGTCAGGAACGGACAACTGCAGGTTTATGGCGTTGTTCAGTAGGCACCAGACGTTCATGAACACGCCCGCGATATCCATGATGCAAGCGAGTCCCGCAGTGGTCGCATAGGTGGCTTCCGCAAGAATCTGGAACGCGGTGATGCCGGCGCTCGCCACCATCTGACCGATGGCTACTAATTGCCCTACAACGGCGCTACCCACCTGGACAGCGGCCATGACCGTGCCCAGCACGCCCATGCTCATCGAGAGGAATCCTCCCACGGCGCCAGCGATTACGGCGGGCACAAAATTGGCTGCATTCGCCGCGTAGCCAGCTAGATCGGTCATCGACTGGCCGAAGCTGTCTAGCCCGACCGCCTGGGTATCCGCCGCATCCAGGAAGCCACCGGACGCGGTATCCGAGTCGTTCGCGTTCGGGTCGGTCTCCGTATTCGTGACCGTCATGGCGATCTGATACATGCACAGCAGCGGGCGCTGACGCGAGCGGCGCAGAACGAATGCATTGGGCGCGACTACGACGGAGAGGTTGTTCAGCGCGTCGCTGTAGATGAGCTGCACAAGGTTCGGATCAACACCGGACGCGATAGCGTTCTGGCGGCGCTGGTGCCACTGCGTGTAGACCTGGTCGAAAAGCTGCTGGAATCGGTCGCCGCCGTCGAGACCATCCGGCCCGGTGCGCCAGCCCGTGTGCCCGCTGATGTTCAGCGACGGGATGCCCTGCCGGAAATTGTCCATCCACGCGCCACCAAGGGTCTGCTGCACGGTCAGGCGCGACGGGTTGGAATACGTGAGGTCTTCCGGTCGAACACGCAGCGTGATGGAGACGGGAAGCTCGCCAGTGGTCTGATCGTCAAGGACGAAACTGATCGGGCAGTAATCTGCCTTTTGGGTCGACGGCGTGACAGATGTGTCACTTGCTGCGAGCGCGGCGCCGCCGGGGCTCGCCAAGGACGCGATGGCGTCCAACGTGCCTACGACTTTGCCGATTGTGCTCAAGACGCTCATGCCGTGATTTTCATGTCACGACATAAGCGGTGCGCGTCGTCAGTCCTGCGCCACCGTTGTCTGTGCGTTTGCGCCCTGCGCGGTATGGAAGTGCTTGAGCACGCTGATGCTGCCGGACGTGATATCGCCGGTAGCCGCGACGGTCGCCTGGGTAGAAATTGCACCAGTGGCCGCAATGGTCTCGTCGGAGGTGATCGGCCCCGTCACATGCAGAGGTCCATGGATGGTCGTTTTTGGTGATGTGACATCCACGTTCCCGGTCACGTTAGCTGTGACGGAGCCGCCAATGGTCGCGGATACATTGCCGGTGATGTCGCCGGTAAGGTTGCCGTTTGCCTGGACGTTGATGTTTCCCTGCGGATCAACCTGGATGTTCGCTACCACGCTACCCGCGTTCGCTACCGTTAGGTTCACCCATGGCGCGCTGGCAGTGTTTTTGGCGATCTTCCAATTGCCATCTACGTCCTTGCCGGTCAGGTCCTCATGTGCTGGCGAGCTGCCTACGCGGAAGTAGGTTCCGCTCGGGTGGTACGCCTCGAAATTCGCCTGGGAGTCGATCGACGTGTAGAAGTCGGAAGGGTGCCGATCGATCATGCGCTGCAGATCGCGGAACAGCATCTGGCATATCTGCGGATACCGGAATCCGATCACGACCGGCATGGTTCCGAAATACGCCACACCGGCAAGAACATCCGTTGGCTTCGTCTGCGTCAGATCCCAGGCATTTCCATTTGAGGCTTTTGACGGCTCAATCAACATCGCCTTGCCGCTGCTGGTGCTCGCCCACGGCGATAGCACCTGAACGCCGCTGATCTGCTCACCGTTGTCGGTCATGACCAAGTCAAGCGCATAGTCCTCGGGATGGATGGCGGCCACGCGGCCCCATCGCAAGCTGCCTTTACTGCTCAAGGTCTGGGGTCTCCATCAATTCAGACAGGTAAGGTGAGTCGGCTCCGCCGGATCGCTGCACGCGCTCGATAAATCCGGTACCGCGCTCGACGGTGAGCGTCGAAAAGACACCCTGGAATGGCAGGTAGTCATGATCAACCTTCACGATGTAATAGGTGGAGACCATCGTTCCGCGATGCAGGCGTGCGTACATGCCCGCCTTGATGTTTTCGTTTCCGCGAACGCGCATGGAGCCGGATTCGTATAGGACGTTGTCCTGATTCATGGCGACCATGATGGCGCGGCGATTGTTGATCCAGTTGCTCATCTGGGTGTTGCGCGTGCCCTGCGCATCAGCGAGTAGGCCGCTTGACATCGTCTGCACCTCATCGCCGCCCTGCTGCGTGTCCGTATTCATCGGGCGCAGGCCATAGAGGGTCTCGGTGCAGTTCGGGTATTGCGTCAGCAGCACGGTGTTTGATTCCGCGCCCTGGAGCGCGAACTGCTGCTCATAGAGCGAATCGACCATGTCGAAGCGAGGCGCTCGGACCCAGTAGTAGTTGGCGACGTTGGAGTCTGACCGCGACACGTTGATGCTGATGACGTCGACGTCGCTGATGTCCACGTACGGCGGAGATGGCGCGTCCGACTGGATCAGGTCTCCATTGAGATCCATGGCCGGGATAGCGCGGTACACGACATGGACGCCATCCTCATCGTCTTCCGTGTAGAGCTCATTCCAGGTGCCGACGTCGCCATAGGTCTTGAGGATGCTGTAGATGGTTCCCTCTTGGTTCTGCGACCCCTGCATGCTGCACACGCCATGCCCGACCGATACGTACTGCGTCGCCTCGATGGTGGTCGGGCACGGCGAGTTGGTCGGCATGAATCCGGCGAGGAACGGATTGATCACCTCTTGAATAGTGTTTGTGACGAATTGCGACGACGGCATGATCGACATCGATCCGCCGTAGCGCTCAAAAAACTTGTAGGCGGATAGCACGTCCTCGCCGGTGACGTAACCAGGGAGATACAGGATCTGCATCATTTGCCAAAGCTTGCCGTAGTCCTGGCCGTTGATCGTGACGGCGCGCTGAGGCTTTCCGTCCGAGCCCATCGTCTCGACGCGCGAGATGCCGCTCACGAAGCCGCGCATGATGATCGGCGGCTGCGTACCGGCGGATGTGGGAGGGCTATGGCGCCAGCGGATCTCGATGTAATCCATGGGCTCAACTAGCCCGTATAGAGTCTCGAATGTCTGCTGGTTGGCGTACTCGCCGATAAACGGCTGGTCGCCAAACGACAGCACGAAACCGCCGGATGGCTCTCGCACGGATTTCGACGTGCGAACGGAGCTGCCATCACCAAAGAATGGCGTCAGTTCGATCGTGCGTGATGTTCCCTGGAATCGCTGCGATGTCGGGTTACTGCCGTTCAGCGTGGTGCGGCTGATGGTCTTGTAGAGCGTGACCTGCAGGTTAGGATCGTAGATTTTGACGACTGGGGATTCCATGGTCAGTTACCGAAAGGCGTGGGGGCGCCGACGCTAGTGTTAATCGAGAATGGCGATGCGGCCTGCTGCCCATTCGGATTCCACAATGTGATGTTGTGGTTGAAGTTGTAGTCCTGGCTTCCGCCAGCTCCTGCCGTACCGGTTGAGCTGGAGCCAGCGTCAGGCATAGGCGTGCCCTTCAATGCCGCATAGGCGCTCTTGATACCAGAGGCATACGACGGATCTTCCGCCCACTTTCCAGCCATCAGGCCTGAGGTGAATTTATCGATGTCGTTGCCCGCACCTACCGCTCCAGGGTCCATGCGATTGAGCGTCGAGACGTAGTCCTTAGCGGCATCGGACTGGCCACTGTATGCCTTGAACTGAGTGGTGTATTTAGAGCCATCAGCATGCGTATCGCCGCGCGTTACCGTGGCGCCCATCCAGTTCGTGCTTTTCTGGATGTTGAATGGGTTGTTGCCCACTTCACTACGGCCCCAGCCTGTTTCCTTCGCGAGCTGCGCGAGGATCATGTCCGGGTCATTGCCGGTCTGCGTCGATATCTGCGCCGCCATGCCTGCGTACTTCGTGCGGAATGCAGCCATGACGGCACCGCTTGGTGGCGCCCCACCACCGCCGCCCGTACCAGTTCCTCCGCCACCACTGGCGCTACTCGTCCATCCAGGCGCTGCGGGTGAACTACCCGTGGCTGCAGCTGCAGTCTTATCGGTCGGGTACATCTCGGCATTGAGCTTTGACATCGCAATGCTTTGCTGTAGATCGGCATTGCTAGTGGCTACGGCAATAGCAGCCTTATTCTTGGCGCCAATGCTAGGGTCCTCGTCGCCGAGATTACGAACGCCAGCGACATGCGCTACGCCATAAAGGTGCTGCGATTCAGCATCGGAGACGGTAGCATCGCGCTTCTTTTTTATTTCGTCCGCTCGCGCATCGTAGATGGACTTATGGATATCATCGGAGCTCATCTTGCCGCGATCGCCGAAGGCATACAGCAGGATCTCGCGCATGTCGTTCAGTGGCGAAATCATCTTCGCCGCCGCATCCGTCATATCCTTGTCGAGATCCTGGATAGTTTTGCGGGTCTGCTCGCCATCGGTCTCCGGCTGTCCGTACTTGGAATAATCCTTGAGCAACTCGCCGCGCAGATCCTCCGTGCTTCCGCTTTGGCCGGCCTTGTCGAGGCTCGCTCGCTCACCCTCGTTCAGCTTCCCCCAGATGTCTTTCGACATGCCGCCGAGGTCGCTTCGGCTGCCGAGCTGGATCTGCGCAAGCGAACTGATAGACGTTGGGTTGAGCTTGGATGGGTCGATGCCCGCCCTGGTCAGGGCGTTCATGACGTCACCCATCTGCTCGGGCTTCATTCCGTCGAGAAAAGCGGCCTGGTTGGTGTTGACGCCGAACAGGTTCGACATTGCGCTGAGGCGCAGCTCGGGGCTTTTCGCGTAGGTGTTGTGCAGCCCGCTCATGATCATCGACATGGACGTAGCATTGGAGTCTGACGCCGATCCAGGGATGCTGACGCCGTTCTGTGCTGCCCACTTAGCCATCACGGAGCCTGACCCGAATTCCTGTGCGCCGGTGCCGAATGCTCCCTGCTCACGCAATGCGGCGCCCATAATAGGGTCAAGGCCGAGCTTGCGCCCGACCGTAGTATACATGAAGTTCTGACCCGCCTCGCCTGCGCTACCTCCACTGGCGATGGAGCTATTCACGCGCGATAGGAGGCCAGCCGCGCCCATCACGTCCATGCCTGGCACGTGTGCGCCCACCATGCCGGAAAGCGTCGCTGTGTAGTCGCCTACGTTCGCCGACGACAGGCCCATACGCGTCTGCTGCGTCGTGTATGACGCGATCGCCTGGAGCATCTCGTCGGACTTGGCGAATGCACCTGACTTGGCGATGGCCTCTCCTACGTACAAGGCTAGTCGCTGACTGTCCCGATCATTGCTGGTGACGCCGAACTGACGCATCTGGGCAAAGAACGCATTGGACTGCTCAGGGTCCATACCGAACGATCGTCCGAAGCCGCCGCCGACAGCCACCTCTTGCGCGAGCGATCCCTCGGCATTCTTGCCGGACATGCCGGAGATACGCGCGAACTCTCCGCCCATCTTGAGGGTCTGCTGATAAGTACCGTCGAACGCATCCGAGGCGGTATGCATACTCTTTTGCAGAACGCTAAAGCTGACGTTTACGTCGCCCAGTTGGCGCTTTAGCGTGTCGTATCCGATGGAGTCGTTCTGCGCATCGCCGATCTTGCTCATAACGCCGCCGACCAGCTTGCCGACGCCTAGCGCGACGACGCCACCGATCAGGCCAGCGACGCCCGCCATGACGCCACCGGATATGCCGGCTCCAACCGCCTCATCAGCGGCACCTCCTACAGGGCCCGCGGCCTTGAGGCCGGAGCCGACGATCTTCCGTCCGGCTTTGGCCCATGCGCTCCCTCCACCGCTAGGAGCTGAAGGCGCGCTTCCATCACCGCCGCTGCCTCCACCTTTCCCTGGGGCCGGAGCGCCTTGCGTGAAGGATGCGCCCGTACCGCCCACGATGCGATTGAACGCGCCATAGCGACGTGCCTCGCGCGACACGCCATTCGACGAGATCGCATTCCAGTCAAGGTCAAAGAACGACTTTTTACCCTGCCCTGTACGGTTGATGTCCGATCCGAGCGGTGATGTTCGCTTGAGCTTATCGAATTCCGTCTGGACGCGTTTTAGGTCATCGAGCGTGGCCTTACCGATCGGGTTGAACTTGACCTTGTTCGCCTGAGCGATGGACGCGCCGAGCGAGTTGATTTTCTGCGTTAGCTGTTTGAGCTCCGCATCAAGGTCTGCGGCATTAAGTTTTGCCTCGACTGGAATTTCAACGCGCGTCATGTTCCGTCACTGCCTGTGCTCGATGATCGTTTCCCATTCGTCGTCGGCCTTGGTTTTGCTGGCGACGGGTGGATTGCTTACTGGTGGTGCTATCGGGGTCTTCCCCGCATCTGCGGATGCAGAACGTTCCGCCGCTTCTGCCTCCTCATTGATCCGGCGGAACTCCGCTTGTGCGTCGAACTCGTAGTCCTCGAACTCCTCAGTGACCTTGCCGGTGTCGTATTGGTGAGCCCAGAACTCGGTCTGGATCTGCTCGGGCGTGCAATCGAGGAAGCGCGGATCAGTAGGCGCGAGGTTGTATTTTTTGCGGAACCAAAACTCAAGCGTTTCCTTGAGCGCTCGCCCCGCTTTCTTCACCCTGACTTTCTGGTTTTCGGCGAAAAGACGCCTCCTTGGCGCGTAGTGCGCCATGCACCCTGATCAGACGCTGGTACGTCTCATCGTCTTCCGGGTCCATCAAGTCGAGGTCGAGCGTCCAGCCGCTCGGCGCGTAAACGGTCAGGGTCTTGAGCTGCGCAATCCAGCCGGCGACGTTGTCTAGCCATGCAGTCGGCACATCGACGCCCTCGGTCATGCGCGAGTATTCGGCGGCAATAGCCATTTCTTCACGCATGCGCCGGCGCATGAAGGTGAAAGTGCCGATGCCTTCAACGGTGACTTGGTAATCGGTGGGCAGTGGTTGGCGTGCCATTCTTGTTATCTCCGGTCAAAAAGAAGGGGCGCCCGAGGGCGCCCCTTGCCTGTAGTGCATTAGCCTAATGTCACGATTAGATCGCGGTGCCCGATGTATCCAGTGCGTTCAATGTGCCGGAGTTCATGAGGATCGCGTGCTTGCTGATCTCCGTGTCACCCGATGCATACGAACAGCCGATGTACTTGCGCAGCAGCGCGCCCGAGTCCTTGGAGTAGGACTCGATATCGAACACGAGGCCCTGCAGCACCGCGTCGCCGTTCTCAGGGAAAACGCCGACCTGACGCAGCGAGTTGTTGAACAGCACCATGCCGCTTACGCTCAGGGAGTGACGCGCCATGGTAGGCACGTACTCCTGTACGTGGATATCGCCGATGCCGCTGGCGGGATCCGGCGCGTAGTCGTCTGACATACGCAACGACTGAATCAGGCCAACCTGCACGCCGCCGAACGTCACGATGACTCGGTTGCCTGACTGGGC